GCTTCCTGCATCGGGGGTGGGACCGCGATCTGCGAAGACGTGCCGCCGCGGCCGCCGAACAGTGGAAGCCCGGCGCTCGCCGATGACGTGGCCACGCCGCCACCACCGCCCCCGCCCCCGAAAACGCTGCCCATGCCGCAACCCCTTGCGTTAAGGGCCGCAGTCATAAACTAAATCTTGTGTCAAGCGCAATGCTGGACTACCGTCCACGCACCGCAGGGCGCCACCTGCGGCCTAATCCTTCCCATGTGGTCTTGGTCGCTGGGGCGCCCGGTTCGCAAGAGCCGGGCGCTTCTGCTATGCGGCCGTCGCGAACGGATCGTAGTCCGTCTTCGCACGGAAGCGATCGACGCCCTGCGCGTGCAGGCCGCCTGCGCCGATGCCCTTCTTCAGCACAGGGAACGCGAACGTCATGGCCAGGGCGTCGGCATAGTCGGGGCTCTTCACGCCGTGCTGCGACAGCATGACTTCTTTCGACACAAGCTGCATCTCCATGTCGTTCCTGTAGCCGTAAAGCTGCGACAGAAGCTCTTTCGCGAGGCCGCCTTCGTCCGGGATCGCGGTCAGTGGCAGCATCTCGCGCATGACGCCCCAACACTCCGTGCGCTTGTTGCTGTAGCGCGCGCCGTCCGTGTCTGTCTGCTGACGATCGGGCTTGCCGCCAAGCTGCACTTCGCGCACCGGCACATTCATCTGTCGCAGGCGATCGACGACGCCGCCGCCCACGCCGCCTCCGTCCACGTGCACAGCGTCGACGTTGTATTGGCTGTATAGTTGCGCGATCGTCGAGGCGAGCACCATGGTATCCGCGCCGTCGAGCGCAACCCACGGGATCGAGCGCGCGTCGCGCCCCTTGCGAAAGGCGATGACGCTCTTGCTGCCACCGAAGCGCGCCACGTCGACGCCCATCACGAGCGCATCGCCTGGATCGGTGCGGACCTCGATCTTGCGTGCCATCTCGACGATATCGTTCGGGATAAATTGCATCGAGGCGACGCGCGGGAAGAGGCCGCGCACCATGACACGGAAGTAGTCTGTGTCGTCGCTGCCTTCGCGCTCAAGGAGCTTCTGCAACTCGGCCTTGTCGGTGACAGGCACATCGCGGCTGTCGATGTGCTTCGTGATCCAGTTGCGGTCGCTGAAGGCTTCGCGAAACTTGCCGGTGCCGCGCGTCGGGTTCCCGTAGCAGGACCAAATGACCTCGGTATCCTTGTCGGTGAAGATGCCATCCGTCGTGTCATAGATCGGATCGGCGATCTGCGAAGCTTCGTCCATGATGAAGACGATGCGCTTGCCGTAGTTGTGCAGGCCGGCGAACGCCTCGGGGTTGTTCTCGTTCCACGGTATCGCATCGAGGCGCCACGTCTTCTCGCGCTCAGGGTCTTTCGCGTAGATCGACGTGGCCGTGAATGTGAACCAATCGCGACAGATCAGCAGACGGAACCACTTCGCAAGCTCGGGCATCGTCGTGGTGCGAAGCTGCGTCTCGGTGCCGGCCGTGATGCGCATGCGCGTGTCGGGGAAGGTCGAGAGGCCCCACAGTGCTTCCCACGCCAGGGTGCACGACTTGCCGATGCCCTTGCCGCTCGCCGTGGCGAAGCGCCCCTTGCCGGTCTTGGACACGGCGCTACCAATATCGACGAGCGCCTGCGCCTGCCACAGCGTCGGGCCATACATGTTTTCGAGTGGTGTGCCTGGCACTCCCCAGGGGAATGCAAACTGCACGAAGCCGAGCGGGTCATGCCGAAACTGCATGATCATGTCGATCAGCTTGTTTTCTACGTCAGCGGCTCGGGCCATGGGTCAGCGCGGCCGTGGCCGCCTCTCGGTTGCTGAAGATCGCCGTCACCGAGAGCCATAAGCGCTCGCTGGCGGCAGTGAAGAGTTGGACGCGCACTGCGCGCCCGTTCTCTGAGGCATGCAGCACCTTCGCCCGCACCACTGCGTTTGCGTGGATGACGTGGACGATGGTGCCGCGCTTGATCATGGGTATTTGCTGAAGGGCAGTTGGAAGTGCGGCCCGTCATAGAAGCTCTTCCAATCGCCACCCCACTCGATCGGAATGCCGAGCGCCGCGGCTGCGTCCTTCACCACGGCCGCCATCTCGCGGAAGGAGCCCACGGCTTTCCAGTTGATCTCGTCGGGTTGCACGACGTGATCGCTGTTGAAGTCGGTCCACGGGCAGAGATCGACGGCGTGCCCGGTGAGATGGCGCGAGCGGAGCGTCTGCGTCGCGCCCTTCGCAAGTAGCTCGCGCTGCCGCTCGATCGTGCGCAGCCCCTCGATGATGATGAAGCTGTAGTTGTCCCGCGCCTGCACGACGACGCGCACAAGGTCTTCGTGCACGCCCTGAAGCTTCGCGATATCGCGCGATAAGAGTTGTCCGAAATCCAAGACGGATGCGTTCATGTTCCCCTGCCAAGCATTGTGTCGAGATCAGGCACGTCGTCATCCTCGCCTTCGTCGAGAGGCAGGCCGAGCATGCGCGCAAGCTCGTGGTCGACCTTGGCCTTCTGTTCCTCGGGCGCGGGTGCGTCGTCATCGGTCACGTCGATGAAGGGCTTCTCGTCGTCATCGCGCCTGGGCGGCCGGCGCCCGGTCCTGCGCATGGCTTCCTCCATGCGTGTCGCGACGCTCGTCACCGTGATATCGAGCTTGTCGTTCAGCATGCCCAGGTGCTTCGCGACGGCGTTCGTCGCCGAGAGCCTGTCGATGAAGGTGATCTCGGTGATCTCCGCCTGCTGCATCTTGCCATCGGCATCCAACTCGACGATGCGGCGCGTCTTCACGCCCTTGATCATCGCCGCGTCGTCTTCGGTGTATTCGTGCGGGTTCTTCAGGGAGCCGTCTTCGCGCAACACGTTGCGCACGTCGCCGAAGGCCATGCGGCCCCACTCGCGAATGACGCGATCGGCGCTGATCCCGACGCGGGCCGCGCGCTCGGCCAGGGCGATCTTGACGTGGCGGGCGACGATGTGCCCGTTGCGCAGCAGCTTCGATGCCAACGTTTCTGCGCGAAAAGGATCGCCACCGGCCCGGATATAGGCTGCGGTGGCGTTCAGGTCGATCAGGTATTCAAGGATGAAGAGCTTGTGGAACGGGGTTAGCTCTTCATCCTTCTTGCGCGCGGTGAGCGCCGTGTTGCCCTGAAAGGGGTCTACCGCTCGGGTTGCCACGCCCTTTTCTTCCTGTGGTGATCATGGATCAGCGCGGCCAGGAGCCAGAGCGCGGCCATGATCAGCGCGGGCACGGCCACCGTATCCTGGCGCGTCGCCGCGCCGAAGAAGGCGATCGTGCCGCAGATCGCGGCCATGATGCGCAGGAAGAAGGCCATGATGCGTGATGCCATTGGTTGATCCTCCGGTATTGGAGGGCTGCGACAGAATGCCATCTGCCGCTGCCCGGTTGCAAGGGGGTCTTAGTCAGCCGTCCAGCTTTCCCGGCACGGCGCGTGGGCCAAGCTGGCCGAGCGCTCCGTCCAGGCGTTCGCCCAGCGAGCCAATGTGCATGAGCATGCCGAAGAGGCCGCACGCCTGGGTCAGCTTGCGCGCCACGGGCTCGCTCATGCCGGCCGCGACGCGGGCCGCCACGGCGTCTTCCCACTGGCCCATGAGGGTGAGCGTGCTCTCGATCATGCTGCGCGTCGTCGGGCTGTCCTGCACGATCCGCTCGGCCAGCATGGCCTGAAGAAGCTCGTCAGCATCGTCGATGCTCTCGGGTTGCGGCCCGGCCTGCTCGACGCCAAGCGCCTGCCGCAGATTGCGGATGGCAGCAGCAGGATTGCCTGGCAGGAACATGAGCGCGCGGCGCACGTTGTGCATCAGGCGCTCGGCAAGCTCGACAAGCTCTTGCTGCTTCTCCTTCGCCGCGCCCATGTCGGGGTTGCCGCCCATCTGCGTCTCGATATCGAGCACGACGCCGTTGTGCTTGGCCATGACGCGGAGCGTCGAGATGATGGCGTTGCCGTCCATCGTCGCGAAGATCGCGTTGCTCTTCAGGCCGTGGTGGGCCGGTCCCTTGATCACGAGCGCCGCCTGACTGCCGGGCGGCACGACGGACAGGATCGCTTGGATCGCCTGCCCGGCGATGTTCTCGACTTGCTGCCTCTTCTGATCCTCGGCGCTCATGCCGAAGGGGAGCGGTGCGTGGTTTCCGTTCATGGGGTTAGTCCTTCTGTTGCTCGCCGAGACATTCGGCGATCGTGTCGAGCATGTCTTGCATCTGCCCCTGCGTGAAGGGCGCGGCCCGGTGCACCCATGCGCGGATCGCGCGCCGCGCCTTCTCGGTGCCGTCCACCATCTCTTGCCGCACTTCGTGCGACCCCTCGGTC